CTTTAAATAAAAATAATTTTTAATAATGTATCATATTTTACTATATAATTTTAAAAGGATTTCGTCTATTATATTAAAGGGATTTACTATATAATTTAAAAAGGTAAGAAATTCTCAACCTCATAAAAAATTGGCTTTTTATAAAAGTATTTATTATTGAGTTGCTCATATGAGGATTGTTTGTAATTTGCGATTTGTTGTAATGTTACTTTTTTCTTACTTTTGTAGATTTGTAGATTTGTTATATTGTTATATTATTATATTGTTATTTAGTATTATTATTATTATTAAAGTATATATATTATTATTACTATATAGTATTATCTATATAGAAAAGATAGTCAGATAAAAAAAAGAAAAAGAAATTAAAATCCAGCCCGAGGCTTTTTACGTTTATTACGTATTGTAGAATAACCTGGCTGCTGTGGCGGCTTCGGCTCAACTTTTACTGGGGCTTTTACTGCGGTTTCTTGCTTTAACGGTGATTTCTCTATTGGCGTAACAGGGACTTCCTTAATGGCTTTGAGTTGCGATTTGGTCATATAATCTTTAATATCATCTATTTGTTTTTTCATATATTTATATTCATTTGAATTTTTATATGGTATATAGGGTTCATCTATAATTTTAACCTTTTTATTTAATGGTTTCTTTGTCAATGCGACAAGTTTCTTAGAATCATCTTCCGATTTAACTTCTAATATATTTTTGGCTTTTGATTTTAATTCTCTACGTTCCTGGGCTTTTTGCCGACCTTTAGCAAGACGTTCTAATAAATTTGCTTTAGCCTCAGTCGATAATTCTTTTCTCGGTTTTTTTACTTTGACTGGTTTTTCAACAATTACTTCAGCAGGTTCATCATCTTCAAAATTTTCCATCATTTCATTGTCCGACATTTTATATATATATATTTACTAATATTATTTTCTAATTATTTTTTTTAATATATTCAATTTGAGTGGATTGACTATGTAACATTAATTCAGCAATGGCTTTTTTATCTACATTGTCAGCCATATATCTGTCTGTTAAATAAGCATGTCGTATCATACTAACCGAAACACGTTTATTTGTATAGTCAAATATATTTTGAATAAATTTTGTTAAACCATTCGAATTCATAGGTACTTTTTTTATAGTTAATAATAAATAATCGGTAGTGTTTATTTTTAACCATTTATTTAAAACATTATTTAATAATTTACCAACTGTAATTATTCTTTCACTATAAGTGGACTGTGTTTTATAGTTATTAAACACAAATTTTTTATTATTTCTATTAACAATGACTAAATAATTTTCTTTAGGTTTTTCTCCGTCATCAATAGATTTTAGCCAATCTTTATGCGAAATAATTTTCATAGGTGCGTAGCCAAGTCTTATCGGGGGGTTGTTGTCAGGATCTATTAAATATAATGATGCGACAACCCACTTTTGTATTAGCATAAATTCTTTATTAGTAAGCGATTCAACTGGCTTCTTTAGCAACTTTAATGCACTAACTTGTTTTCGTAAATAATTCATTACTTTAATTAATTCTTTGTAGTCCATCCAGTTGTCATCTTGTTTTTTATTTTTTTCTTGTGTTTCCAAAAAAGATTGGTTCGTTTCTGATAGTGTGTCCATGGCATCCGAATATTCTTTAATTATATCTTCATTAAACTCTAATGCTTTTAGAACAACTACAATTGAAGCGTAGTATGTTTTTACAGTGGCGGGGCTTTTTAAAATTAATGCTTGGTCAACATTCTTTTTATTAAGCAAGAAATTTACATTTTCAAATGGAACGTCTAATGATTTGCTTAGAATTTTCATATTACGAATATATAAATCAATGCTGGAATCTTTTAGCAAGGGCCTTTTTTCTTTTATAATATGGATTAATTTTTCACTAAACATTATATAATATAATATACTATATTTAAATTCAATTTTATTTATTAAAAATCAAATCTTTCATCAAACCATTCTGATATTACTGACCTGGCTTCTTCAAAAAAAGCATGGTCATCTGTTTCTAAACCTCTTCTAACCAAACCATATAACATAAAAATTATTTTAGTTAAATCTTTAATTAATTCATTTTTTTCCTCTATTCGATTTTTACAGTCGGCTGCCAACTCAATTAATTCTTGTTCGGACATTATATATATATAATATTTTATTCCTGGCCAAAACCCATTTGATAAGAAGGATTTATCTGTTGAATGGGCGGTGGTGCGACATTTTTATGAGCCGCGTGTAGCCCTCCTACCAATGTTCCAATACCAATTCCCAACGCTACAACATCACCAAAAACATCTTCTGGTCCACCAAGTTCCGCATCGGTTTCAAGTCCAGTTGCTAATCCTTTTTTAATAACATCTTCGTCGGCATCTGGGTCTATCACTGGTTTCTCAGGTGCTGTCCCTGGTTGTGCTGCTGGTGTTTCTGTTGGTTTAGGTGTCGCTTCTGGATTTACAGTTTCTTGCGGTGTTGACTGTATACTTTGTTCTTGGGCTTCTCTCTCGGATATAATATTATCTTTTACTTCACTCGGTAATTCATGGGGTTGAACCCCCATTTTGTTTGCCATGTCTTGACTGGCTGTTTGGACTTGTTTTCTACCAACTTTCGATAAATTTTTAAATCTTGATTTTAATTGGTCTTCATTTATTTCAGGTTCTTTCTGATTTATAATTCTATCCACGTCACTTGGAGCAACACCTTGACTTTTTATTGGTTCAGGGGCAGGTGTGGGTGCCGAGAAAGAAGTAGTTTCAAAAGCAGGTTCAGGGGCAGGTTCAGGCTCCGCTGGTGCAGTTCTTATAGAATTAGCATCAACTTTAAAACCATTAATGCCACGTGAATATCCACCGTCTTTTACAACATCAGTGTCATCGGCCACGTCACGAGGATTAATTAAACCTTGCGTTGATGGCAAATTATCAGTTACGCTTTGTATATCTTCAGGTTTCGGATTTATTCCTAATGTTTGCCGTAACCGCCCGACTAATCCTTTATCACCGAAAACGTCTTCTTGCGCTATTTGTTGCGGCGACCTTACTTCGGGGGCTGAGGTAGAGTCAACCATACTTTTTAAATTGTCTTTCATATTTTGTAGATATGGTGAATCATCAGGTTCATTTGCTATTTGATTTTCTAAATTGTTTCTAACTGTTTCATTTTCATCTGGTAATCCATCAACTTCAGCATTTTCAGTAGGTCTAACAATATTTGGCACAGGTGGTTTTATATTTAAGCCAGTTCCAGCATCAGTTAAATTAATATTACTTGGCAATCTTGTTAAATCAATATTAGCATCATTTAAGGGATTTGCTACATCAGATATTTTAGGTATTTCGCTAACGTTGCGACTTCCTGCTTCAGCGTCGTCTAAAATTTTATTTTGTCCATCATAATCATTTATATCTAAATTTTTAGATTTCTCCATAACATTTTTCTGCTGTTCAGAGGTCAAATTGTTAAATCTATTATTAATTTTGGCTTTTTCTACTAAATCTTCGCCTAATTGTTGTGGTGTTTTTTCAGGTCCTAACTCGGGATAACTGTCAGGTCCACTTGCTTTGCCAGTAATACCATCTTTTACATTTTCAACCTTGCCTTTTAGTTTATCAAGTAATTTCCCTTTATCGTTAATCCAATTCTGTTGTTCTTTTGTATAAAATGTTTTGCTTCCAGCGGCTTTTATTTTATTAGCGGCACTTGACCAGTTACCAGATTTTAAATCATCCGCTATACTGGATATATTGTCCATTGTTTCTTGGTCAACACCACCAGCCGATGCGACTTTACGAATTCCTTTTTTTAATAGATTCATGCCACTCTGTTCAATAAAAGGTGCGGTCAGCCCTTCGTACATCATAGATTGCGATTCTTCGGCAGCGTCGGCTTTGTCCTGGAATCGTTGTAAGTATGCATTTTTTTCTTCTTTAAGACTTCGCCCCATCATTTCATAATTTTGTAGGTTATTCATAATTTTGCGGTATAATATATATTTATATATTAATATGGATAAAAATAATAAAAATAAAATTCGTATATTGCGAATGAAAGACTCGACTGATAATAGTACAATAAAAAAGAAACAGATATTTGACGCACCTATGCGGTTAGGTATAGTAGGTGGCTCAGGTAGTGGTAAAACATCAATTTTATCACTATTACTTTTAGACCCTTTAAAACAATTTTATAGAGACTTATTCTTACCAGAAAATATATTCATATTTAGTGGCAGTTTAAAGACCGACAACAAAATACACTCCCTGGTCAAGGCTCTACAAATCCCACAATCAAATTTATTTGATGATTATAATGATAGTGTAATTTTATCTATATATGAAATGATAGAGGATAGAATTGCCCAAACAAAAGGTAAAAAAGACCATTCGTTATTTATATTTGACGATTTATCTTTTTCAAAAAATATAAGAAATAAAAGAAATAATGCTCTTGGTAAACTATATTTAAACGGTAGAAAAAATCTCGTCTCTACGATATTTGTCGCACAAAAATATAATCAAATTCCGCCCGACGTAAGAGTAAATCTTTCTGGTTTAATATTATATAGTGTGCCAACTTCAGAATTAGAAATGGTTGTCAACGACCATAATTTTCTTCACACAAAGAAAGAATTTTATACTATGTTTAGAGATAATGTAAAAGAAAGGTTCCACTTCATGGTCATAAATTATTCAAACGATTTTAATAATTTATACCTCGATAAAGAATTTAATTCAATAAATCCAGAAAAAAGATAATTTAATTTTATATAAAATTAATATATCTATTAATTTTATAACTATGAAATTATTACGAATGACCACGCATGAAAACGACGCTTATTTCGAGACTAAATTAAATACTGATTTAATAGTTGAGCCCTACAGTCAAATTGCTCTGTCAAACGCATCATTCACTAATGATTTTAAAACTATTACTTTATCAGGAGTCAACGATACAACTATACAATTTAATGTGGGTTCGGGAAATCATATAGCCAATTTAACATTAGACACGTATGCTGCGACTGCGACCGACGGTGCCCGATTATTTGAAGATATAGAAGTCCAACTTAATAAACAATTAACATTAGTTGGTAAAGAATTTGGTGGTCGTTTTATTGTGGCTGCGGACAAAGGCAAAAATCAAATTGCTTATGTGGTTTCGCCATATGAATTTAATACAACAAGAACAACGGCTATTGGTGTGAATATTAGTGGTGTTGAAGGAGCACCAGGACGAATCGTGACGTTGACGGAAGACACCGCACCATCAGTTGACGATAGTGCACGATTATTTTTTAATGACCCACTTGTAAATGGGGCTGGTGTTTTCAGAACGCAAATCGCATATTTACTTAGCAATGCAAACGCTAATAAT